CCATACCAGTTGCTCTTGTGGCAAGAGTATTTCCAAAATTATTAACACTTAATGCAAATCCTGTACCTGCTTGTATACTGGCTTCAATAGTGCCGACATATTTCATCATTGCTTCACCGGCATAATTTGCCGCAGTTCTCAATAATACAAAACCTGCTGTGCCTAGTGCTGAAGTTAATGATGTAAAACTTCTTGCAAGACTTACACGTCTTTTGTGTGCATCTATTTGTGCGCCTCGTTCAATACGTAGATTGTCTATAATGCCTTTTCTTTCTTTGTTTTCGTTTTTGAGGTTGTTTGCAAATTCGTTTGCAGTTCTTTTAACATCTTCGAAAGTGCCTTTGCCTTTTCCAGTATTGTTGATTGTGCTTGTTGTACCTTTGCTGGTACTACCACTACCACCCAGTTGATTTAAAACTTTGACTAATTGTGCGGCTGTTTTTTCCGTGATAAAATCAGGTATTCCGTCTACCTTAAATTGACTGTTATTACCACCTATTTCAGTTAATGTTATTGCCATTAATCACGAATCCAATTAAAACTAGTTTTTACGAAGATAAATACTTTCCTAGTTATGTTATAACTATTTATCAAAACAGATTTGGAGCAAAAATGAGTGATACCAACACACAAAATACAGCACAAAATCCGCTGAAAGGATTTTTTAGAAACCCAGGATTATATATTTCTTTACCCAGTGGAGGAGCATTTTATGAACCTGGCACAGTTAAATTTGACAGGGGCGAAGAATTAGCAGTTTATCCTATGACAGCACAGGACGAAATGATAACAAGAAGTCCAGATGCATTGCTCAACGGAGATGCTGTATACAAAGTTATTGCTAGTTGTGTTCCAGGCATTTTACAGCCAATGGATTTAACAGCCAAAGATGCTCAGGCACTTATGATTGCTATTAGATGCACCACTTATGGCGAAGACCAAGAAATTGACCAAACTTGTCCGGAGTGTAGAGCAGAAAGCAAATACAATATGAATTTGCGTGATGTTATAGCAAACATTGAACCGTTTAAAGACAACCACGAAGTCAAAACAGCAAACGGTTTAAGTATTGTGCTAACACCAATCAGTTACGATTCAACACTTGCTACTAGTAGATACACATTCGAAAATGCATCTATTTTAGCCAGTATGGCGAATGTAGCAGATGAAGATGCTGTCACACAAACAGAAAGAATGGAAACATTCAGAAATGCTTTTGCCAAAATGGCAAACTTAAATTTAAAAATTATGCTGGATAGTATTAAGTCAATTACAATTAAATCTGCAGAGCAAGGCTCACAAGACACAGTTGTCACAGACGATAAGCATATTACAGAATTCCTAAACAACTGCGATGCTAAGACCAGTAAGCAAATAGAAGAAGCAATAGCAGAATATAACAGTACAATGAGTGCCGAAACTTTATCTGCTGTATGCGGAGAGTGTGGACACGAATATGAAACACCATTGGAGTTCGATCCTGTAAGTTTTTTCACAGAGTCCTAAGTACGGAAAACCCTGAACTGATCCAGGAGCACTTAGGACGACTTAAAACAGATTCAGACGACCTACTAAAAGCCTTAACTCTGATTGTTATGAACTACGAAGGTGGTATCAGTTATTCTGAAGTTTGGGAAATGTCGCATCGACAAAGAGAAGTTGCTATAGAGCAATTGATTAAAAAGAACGATGCCATCAAAGCATCTCAAGGCATAGCAACACAAAAACAATTATAAACAATTAACACTTTATAGACACTTCGTGTCTTTTAAAACTGCATTCAATCGTTTCGTTTCACTCAACTCTTTCATTTGTTTTAAAGTTTTTTTGATATAAACTTATCTCGATAGTGGAGTCATAATTCACCCTTGCGGGTGAAAAATAAGTCTCATCTCGATGAGTATCGTCATCTCTAACCCAGGTGCTATAAAGAGGTGGTGAGCCTTATCCCCTCATACACTACTGTCACGAATCTCACGGAAACCAATATAACCTGGTAGAGTTCAGTTATATTGACTGCAGGTTGCTTTTTCTCAGAGCCTGATCATTTAATACTGTTTGTCGTTTGTCTGTATTTCATTTAACGCCATACATTCCAGAATCTCGCACCGTGTTTAACGGATTGTCAAGGAAATCGATATTATGTGCCTCGATGGGGTGGTGTATGGACCTATGTGTAGCCTTGTGTGTTTTTTATTGCCAGGTGTGCCGTAATGTTTGCTGTTGCAAAAATAGTTATCTATCTTTTAATGCTTCTTTTAAAATTTGTGAACCGCCGACTCTAACGTTGATAATTCCGTTGTAATAATCGTCGCTCAGTAATACTTTGTGTTTGAATTGTAGTTCTGCTTCAATGTAACTTGCTACTCCTCTACTAGGGCAATATTCTAATATCTCTCTAGTAAATTGGTCTTCGCCTAGTTCCTTAACATCTTCTTGTAGATGGTCACTACTGCCCCAATAGTCTCGCCAGTCACTTTCTTTAGTGCCACGTCTTTTGTTCTTTCTGCCTTTTAAAGGAGGTTTGGTCGTTTTGAATTTGGCAAGTTTTTTACCAATATACTTCATACCATTTTGATTGTTTGTGATTAAGTACACAAATGCTTCGCAATCTTCCGGAAGTGTGTCTACTACTTTTCCCTTGTAAACCCAATCGCTCATTAGTTTACATACTCCGTATCGGTATTGTAACTAGTGAAGCCTCCCTCTTTGATTACGGTTAGTACATTGTTTACTCTGCCTTGTAATTCTTCTCTATGACTGATTAAGTAAATGTTTTTGTTTTGTTCTCTGCTCATCTTCTTAAGTATACTAAGAGCATTTTCAACACCTACACCGTCTAATCCACTGTCTATGAGTTCGTCTATGCAAAGGAAATTCATAGGCTGATTAAGACTCTCATATATGTCTCTGAATGCCCAACTAAGGCTTAAAATGAGTCTATTTCGCTCTCCTCTACTGAGGTTATCAAAGTCTAAGTCACGTCCAAACTCTGTAATTTCTACACTTAAATCACTCTTAAATTTAACATCGTGTGGTAATCCTATGCGTTCTAGGTAGTTTGCGAGCCTATGATTTAAGAACATTAAGTTTTGGTCAATTATACGTCTTCTAATAAAACTATCTTTAGAAGTCAATAACTTATATAAGAAATCTTGATGTTCACGTAATTCGTTAAGGTCATTTACGGTGTCCCAACTAATAGTTTGTAATCCTGTATCTTCTAATGTTTTAATTTGTTCTATGTAAGGATTCTCTAATGCCATAGCATCTTTTAATTGTTGAGCAATATTGTTTAAATTGTTTTGATGTGCTATTGCTTCTTCCTTTGTGCTGTAAAATACTTCTGGCTTTTCAGCAATATCGCCTACTTCATCTATCTGTTGTGTAAGTTTAGTAATACCTTCGTCCAATTCTTTAAAATGTTCTTCTTCTTTTGCTAATTTGTTTTGTAAGTCTTTTGTGTATTCTTCGTGTGTGTCCAAATGTGCTGTAGGTTGCTCACAAGCAGGGCAAACACCTTCGTTTGCTTTTTCAATATGCTCTTTGATTTCTTGTATTCTGCTGTCTGACCTTTTGAGACTAGACACATTAGAGTCTAAATCTTTTTGCAGTTGTTTTTTTAAGTTAGTCTTTTCAATTATATCACTTAATGCTGTATGTGATTCTAGTTCAGCATCAATATCTATTTCTTGTAGAGTTGAAATAGCAGTTTCAAAGTTAGCAATTTTATCATTGTTGTTTTTTTGCCAAGCCTTACTGCGGCTTTCTATGTCTTTTATACTTTTTTCTACTCTGCTATTACTTTCTTTAACAGCATTTATTCGTATTTCTTCTTCTTTGATAGCATCTCTAGTATCTTTTAATCTAACTTTTAATATTTCTGCTTTTTCACTAAGTTCAGTGATGCCTAACAGTTGCTCAATCATAGCACGTTGGTCATTTGCTTTCATACCTAAGAAAGGTTCAGTGTAGGTGTTTAAGGCAACAATATGTTTGAACATATTATGACTAAAACCAATTAGTTTTTCTATATCTTTTTGCGTCTCTCTGCTGTCGCCCTGTTGCTCTTGGTCTTCTTTTTCTTCGCCATTCACATAAAACTTTAAAAAGTTAGGGCGTCTTGCTCTTTCTATTTTGTATTCAATGCCATTCTTTTCAAACTCCACACTCACAACCATATTCTTACCATTTGTTTTGTTGATAAGATTATCACGTCTGATGTTTGTTAATGCTTCGCCGTATAATGCATAACTGAGTGCATTGATAATAGTAGTTTTACCTGTACCGTTTCTGCTACCGTCTCCGCCTAGGTCTAAATTATTACCTAAAACCAGTGTAAGTGTTTCACTGTCAAACCTTACTCCTTGTGTGTTGTTGCCAACACTCATAAAATTCTTTACAGTTAATGATTTAATCTTTAGCATATTAAATTTCTATATCGTTGTAAATGTCTATCAGCATTTGTCTGTTAATTGTATTGCTTTCTACAGTTTCTAATTGTTGTAACACAATTTGATTCACAGTTTCAAAATGAATATCTTCTTCTACATATTCTTCTGATTCTTCTTTTGCAGGTATAAGACTAAGTTCTCTTACCCCAAATTGTTTACTAAATGCTTCTTTGATAAATGTTGCTTCTTCATAACTGATAGGCACATCTATTTTTACTCTTGCATAAGTGTTTTCATTTAGTAATGAATCTTTCTCATCTAACAGTTGCTTTAGTCCACAACTTACATATCTAGGACAATCGGGCCAGTTTACAAACACAGGCTCTTCGCCCCATTCTAAAAACATTGCACCACGTTCATTGTCAAATACATCTGCATAATTGTGTGGGAAAGCATTGCCTATATAATGTATGTTGTTTTTGTATTGACGTTTGTGAAAATGTCCACTAAACACATACTCAGGACCTTCTAAATGTTCTGCTTTTATACCACCGTGGTCTGGCATCTCTACCATTGCATTCATTTTAAAGTACGGTAATTCAAAATGACCAAACATATACTTAACTTGCATTTTTGCAACTTTTTTATGTTCATCGCCTACAAGCCAAGGAATAATAGCACAGTCTCCTTGTTCCATTATCTCATCTACCATAACAAAGTTAGGCAAGTCTCTGGCAAACTCCATACTGTTGAGTTCACGTTTGTCTCTGTAAAATAAATCGTGATTGCCTGTTATAAAATATACAGTCTCAAATGCGTCATTAAGTTTCTTTAAATCTTTCCAACTTGCATTTAGTGTTGCTACGTTTACACTTGCACGTTGATGATGCCAGTCACCTAAAAACAAACAGGTCTCTGCTCCTCTGGCGTGAGCCTCGGCAATAAACCAGTCTATAAATTTATTACAGTCTCGTAGGTGTACACCACTATTTGACTTCAAGCCGTAGTGTATATCTGTGAATACTGCGGCGTGTTTAAATAGATTCATCTAAATTGGTATTTTCCTGCTTTGCTAATTCTCTGTTTGCTTTAACTTCTTCTTCGTGTTTGATTTGTCTTGTGAAACTTGGCAACTGCCCTGCTTCGATAAGTAAATCATCTCTGATGTTTTGATTACGTTTTTCAATATTCAAAACCCTTGTAAAACTATTAGTAATTGCGGCAGTATAATAAGCAAATGGATTATCCGATTTTGCTTCATTAAACTGTAAACCAATTTGTGCTAATTGAACTAATGCCTGCCCTCTCATTTCGTCAACGTAAGTGTATCCTCTCCAGTTGGCTCTTTGACTGTAACGTTCGACTAACTTCAAAAACATATGACCTAACTTGGGAGTAATAGTTCCTTTTGTTAAATCAAACTTACCACTCTTAGGACCACCGTTCCAATGACTTCTTGCAACTTCAATAAGTTCGTCATCTTTAAAGGCATAATGTTTAAATGGTAAAAAGTTTAGTTTTACTTTTGTTTCTGCAATGTTCTTAGGATTGTTTTTCCTTCCTGGTTCATCAGGTATGTGGTCAAAATCCATAACTCTAAAAGTTAATTCTTCCAAAGCAAAACTATCAGGGTCAACAATAAATTCTTTTTGTCTAGGTTTCTTGTTTGCTGGGCCACTGTATTCTGCTACTGCGGCTTTATAGTTTACTTCTTTAAGTTTTTGTGATTTATTGATTCTTGCAGTTTGGATTGCGTTATCATCAATCTCATCTACGTGATTCACAATAACGTCAAAATCATAGTGGTTTTGTGATTTAACCCAACAAAACGACATTTTGCTTTTGTGAATCTCTAATAAGATATCTTTATTATTAAGATAATTTGTTTTAGCCATTTGTTCTCCAAATATATTTTTAAACAATTATAGTACACTTTTACGGCATTGTCAAGTATTACTTATGCTTTTCTTTATATTAAAACGTGTTTTATTGATAACGATAAATACTGTTTATTAGGAGAACTTAATGGCAGACCAACAAACAGTTATTACAAATCAAGTAGGAGACAGACGTCTTAGTCCTACTGATTGGCGAGCAAAAATAGGTCCGTACAAAAAAGCAGACTTTGACCAAATATTTGGTCCTAACTTGAAAAACAAAGAAATGAGACAGATCCTAGGTCACGGCGAAGGAGAAGAATCAGGAAATAGAAATGATACACTATTAGCACCACTTAAAGAAATAGGCGGCATCATATATCCATATACTCCTACAATACTTGTGACAGGACAAGCAAACTATAATGAAATGACGTTTACTCATTATAACTATCCTATATACAGTTTTATGCACAGCACACCGCCTGTGTTCACAGTGAGTGGACCGTTTACAGCAAATAATGTAAATGAGGCAAGATATTTATTAGCAGTTTTAAACTTTTTAAAAATAGCAACAAAGGCTCAGAACGGAAGAGGAGCAATGAACACAGGATTTAGAGTGCCTCCTGTGTTAGCATTTAGTTACCTAGGCCCAAATGGTTATGACAAAGTTCCGGTTGTTGTTAGAACTTATTCTTATCAGTTAAGAGACGATGTGGATTATGTACCAGTCGATACTCAAGACTATTTTGCAACTAAGGCAATATATAAAGAAGAAGCAGACAATCTATTTTTACATCAACGAGATGGTTCAGATAACTTTACAACTTATGTGCCGAGTAGTGTTGATATATTAATAGATTTAGCACCACAGTATAATCCTGCAGAATTGAGAAAAAGGTTTGACTTAGATCTGATGACTCAAGGTTCATTAGGAGGTAAGTATACATAATGTCAGCAACCAAAAACAGTTTTGTTAAAAATGCAAAAGAAAGAGACTTTTATTTAGATATAAATTATTTAAATCTCAAAGGATTCAAACCATCTGTAACAGACGTTACTATTACAATAGACAAAAGAACAGAAAATAGACCAGACTTACTTGCTCACGAATTATATGCTGATTCGAATCTATGGTGGGTGTTTACATTAAGAAACCCAGACCTTTTAAAAGACCCAGTTGGAGATATGGTGGCTGGTTTAAAAATTAAGGTACCTACTTTAGAAAGAGTACAAGAAAGGTTATAATGTCATTAGATAATTATTCAGGTCCAAGTAGAGAATGTCCGTTTGTACAAGGCGGCTTTATACCTTCTAATGTCCTAGACGAATATTCCACAGTTACTTACAATTTAAAGTTGTATATGTTAGGCTTAAAGTCTATTGTTAGTGGAGCAGGTGAAGGTGGGTTAGGACTAATTAGGGACGAAGATAATGAATTAATTATTGCTCAAACAGGCGTAACAGATATTAAAATAGATGATTTAGTTATTCAATCTGTAATAGGAGGAGGAGGTGAAGCAGGATCGTCTAACAGTATAGGCACAGACATAACTTTTAAACTTACTCAGCCTTTACGTTGCGATTTAATGGAAAGACTTTTAGCGGCTCAAGAAGCCTTAAATTTAAAACCCTTCCAAGAGTTTCCATTATTTTTAGAAATAGGATTTACAGGAGGGCAACAATTTCTTAATAGTAATGGAGAGAAATATGAAGCACCAACTAAAATTTTAAGAATTTTATTTTCAGATTTTGATTTGCTTATTCAAAGTAATTCAACAGAATATCAATTTAGATGTGTAGGGTATGAAGACGGTTTATTTAAAGCGGCAAAAGACCGAAGAGAATCTTTGAATAAATTTCAAATAGTTTATCAAACAATAGGAGAAGGGTTAAGACACTTAGGAGATGCTTTTACTAGATTAAATCGAGATGCATATAGTGATAAAATCAGAGAAACCAAGGAAGTTTTAAACGAACCGCCAGGTCAAACACCATATGATATACACGAATTTGACACTTCGAAGATTTATCCAGAGGCAGGCGAATCAGCAGTTAGCCAAGAAGAACAAAGAATTTTACAAAATTGGCCCTCATCTCTTTTGAATTTAGAAAACAAAATCGAAACTTACAAATATTCTCAAAATGTTTTGGTAGATATGAGCGAGTTGGATTTGGAAAAACAAGAAAGCCTTACAATAGCACCTACGGCTGATCCTAATCCAGGATTTAATTATCTTGTGTCTAGTTTCCCAGCACAGACAGATATTGTTACAGCCGCACAGAAGTTGGTGCTAAAAGATCCTCAATTTAACGACAAAACCGTAAGAGTAGAAAGAGGCAAAAGCATTTCAGATATTAAAAAAGCAATACCAAAAGATTTTGATTTTTCACAAGGAGCAGTATGGTGGTTCGATGTACACACTGATGTAGCACCAATTGGATTAAATTATGTACACAATAGAGTTGCTTATAAGTACACACATAAAATTTCCTTAAGAAGAGTTTATGCATCTATGTTTTTAAATACAGACGAAATGCTTAAAATACCTGAGGAAGGAAAGTTAAACATTCAAAAAGAACTTAATGCCATAACACATAGATATTATCCATATATTTTTACAGGTCAAAACGACCAAATATTAAATGCTAGAATATATGATAATTCTGGTAGTGCGATGATGTTGACATTGCCTTCCGGTGGTGTAGATTTAAAATCTAGAATCAGGCAAAGTGAATTAGCAAAAAAAGATGAAAATGAAATTGCCGCAGAATTTGAACAAAAATATCTTGCTGGTGTTTTAAGCCAATTAGACGTTGCAAAGTATGTTACTAAATTACAAACACAAGTAGAAGATGTAATTGTAAAAGGTGCTCAAGCAACTGTACAAGATTTTCAACGTGTTGTTACGTTAGCAAGAACAAAAGGTTTCAGTGCGTTATTAGGTGGCGATATTGATTTTGTAAACACTAGAATAGATCCAAAACTATTAGGAAGAATTAGTCCAATCGGAGAAGCAATTACAAAATTTGACGAACGTCTGAACAAAGCAAAGTCGTTGGTAGAAGATATTAGAAACCTAGAAGATACAATTAGTGATGAATTTGGACAAGTAGGCGAAGATATAATGAAAGACTTCTTGGCAAAAGCCACAGATGTTGAAAATATATTTAAACAAAAGATTGAAGAATTTACAGGTCCGTTGAGGTCAGGTCTACTTGCTCCTATACAAGAACAATACGATGCATTTAAAAATGATATGCAAGGCATATTAACAGACAATGGACCATTATTAGGAAACTTGGGAATCGAAGATGAATTCCAAGAATTTTTCGATAATGTGTTTGACCCCGTAGACAGTTTACTTTCTGAAATAAACAGCACATTAGATAGCCTTACAGACTTTGATGGGTTATTAGGAGATATGATAGAAGGGTTTGCAGATCCTAGAGTTATAGAATTAAGTGAAGATGACATTCCAGTAAAATATTTAGATGATATTTTAGAAGTGGGTGGGTTTGACAAAATTAGAGATATGAATGACTTACCTAAAGGCGTTACAACAGGTCCTGATGTAGACAAAGTGGTTGCAGATGAAGACAAAGTAGGAGACCTTAGTATAACTAAAAATGCTATGGAGTTATTATATCACCAAAACACATATCCAGCATTCTTAAAAACAGTAGAATTAGAAATAAAAGGAGACCCATATTGGTTACCAGGCACTATTAAAACTTCAGGCCCTAAACAAGAAGTACCAGGAATGACAAAGGTTACAGAAGCACTACTCAATAAAAATACATATTTGCCTAGTTATTTTGAAAGGTATTTCATCTTTAGTTTTGCAACACCAGACTATGATGTAGCATTAGGAAAAGCATCAACGCCAAACCACGGAAGGTATACAGGTTATTATATTGTAACAAATGTAGAGCATAATTTTACAGGAGGATTATACACTTGTAGAATTACTGGATCGAAGAATGAAAGGATAGCACACCCTAAGAAGTTAAATAGTGAAGTCGAAGAAAATAATTCAGATGAAGGACCAATTGAATTCGAAAGGCCTCTAAACATCACAATGCCTATATATTATCAAGAAGGCGGTGAATACGACGGACAATATTTAGACGCCGCAGGGGAATTTTGGACAACAGAAGAAATACAAGAATGGCAAAGCAGACAAAATTCAGATGATAGTAATAACAATGCAGAAAATCCAGTTGACACAGGCGGAGATGGCTAATGGCAAAAATAACTAGAACAAATAGACAAACTCCTTCAGAAAGAGTAGCCAACAAAGATGAAAAATTTTATGGAGTCTACAAATGCGAAGTTGTTAATACATCAGATCCTAACAGAGATGGCAGACTGTTTGTAAAAAATCAATTAGTAGGCGATAGTTTTTGGGTAACCTGGACAACACCTTTTGGTGGAGTTGCTAATAACAATCCAGTTGAAGGCGGAACAGAATATGCAGAAACACAAACCAGTTATGGTATGTGGATGGTGCCACCTGATATAGGAAATGAAGTTATTGTAGCATTTGAAGGAGGAGATATTAATAGAGGATTTTGCCTAGGATGTGTGCAACCTTCACAAATGAATCATATGGTACCTGGTATCCCTGCAGGTGTTACCCACGACGGAAATGTACTACCAGTCACAGAAAAAGACAAAACGTCTAATGAAAAACAAGATACAGCATACAAGTACAGAACAGGCTCTAATAAATTAGATGCAGACGGAGGCGCTCACGCGGCGCACGATCCTTTAACGGCGGTGCTAGAAGCACAAGGCATTAGTACTGATTGGCCAAGGGGTCTAACAAGTAGTGGTGCTAGAAGAGAATCGCCCAGTCAGGTATTTGGTATTTTGACTCCAGGTCCACTGAAGTCAGTATCAGGAACAAGAGATGGCGGACACCAATTTATTTTAGATGACCATCCAGACGACAGCCAAATAAGATTGCGTACAAAAAATGGTATGCAAATTTTATTACACGACACAACAGATACAATCTTTATTATAAACAAATTTGGCACAGGTTGGATCGAGATAGATGGACAAGGAAATATGGATTTCTTTGCAGACGGAAATTTTAGTGTTAGAGCAAGGGGAGATGTAAATTTAAGAGGCGATAATAATGTAAACATAGAAGCAGGTGGCGATGTTAATATTAAAGCAAGAAATGATAATCCTGTACCTAGCGAAATAGATGGATTAAGTTTAAGTATAGAAGGCGGCAAGCCTAAAGTAGGACTTAAACTTTCTAGCAAATATGGAATTATTCACCCTGCAGATAACCTAGGTAGAGGAGACCCAATTTGGGAAACACTACAATTAGGCAGAATGCACAGTAAAGGTGGTCGAGTAAATATACACGGCGTAAACGGAATGAATTTGAGAAACGATTACGGTGGTGTTAGAATTAGCAGTAAACAAGGCAAGGTAGGGTTAAGAGGCAAGCCTGTAAATATTCATTCTTATGGTGTAATGGGAATTAAGTCTAGCATACCGTTGCCTGATCCTTCTTTACAAAGCCAATTGGAAAATGCCTATGGGGCAATAGAGGGTGCTATAGGAGATGCGGCATCAGGATTACTAAATGGCGAAGGACTTAATTTATCTAACCCATTAGAAGCATTTATTCCTAGAGGAGGTTTACAAGTAGACATAGTAGGAGATATTGTTATTAATAACGGTATTACTCCTGGTACTGTGAAAGATGCTGTACTGGATGGCGATTTAGAAGAAGCGGCTACATCAGCCGCCGCGGCACAGTTTATACCAGGTAACTTCTATATGAACAGTATGGGATTGATGTTACAAACAGCACCTTTAGGTATTATGTTGAATACTGCCCCTATACCAACAATGAAGTCTGCTAGTAGTGTAGGAAATGCTAGAAAGCCAAGTTCATCAAGAAAAACAAACACAATAACAACTCAAAGCAGTATAGGACTAAGCCTTGGAGGAGCAGTAAACATCAAACGTGTTGCACAACAAGGTGCAGGTATAGGCTTAGACAGCATCAAAGAAAGAGTTATAGGCACTATAGCAGAAGGTTTAGTAGGTGGCGGCTCTCCGTATGCATCTACACCGTCTGTATTACCAGAAATGCAAGGAGCACCAGACAGTATTATTTCAAGATGGAATAGTTACCAGCCTAGTCCAAGTAGAAAAGATTTAGGTTCTAATCCTTTATTTAAAGCAGTAAGTGGGTTCTTGACCAAAGTTACAGGCGGAGATGGGTAATGACTACTTATATCGGACAACTGGATGATTTAGATGTAAAGCCGGCTCCATATCAAACTCCCAAGACAGTATTTGCAGGAATTGGATACACAGCAGAAGGAGTTCCTCAATATAAAAAAATATCAGTAAAACCAGAAACGTTTTATGATCCTGTAACACTTACACTAAATGACGAAGGCGATGAAGTGTTAGACAATATGTTTGATTTTTTTCCACTGGATCTAGCAAATAGAGGTGTAGTTGGATTTTCACACAAATTAACAGAAAGTGAAAAAAGAGAAAAAGTTATTGCTTACAATAAAAATAGTTTCCTGGATCCTTCATCGAATAAAATACAAGAACTTATTTTAAAATATAAAGATATATTAGTGCCCACTTCGACATTTGGTCTTATAAATTTTGATTTGAATAATATACCACAGAGTTTTATAAAAATTAAAAAAGAAGACATAACATTGGTAAGTTTAATTTTACCTATAATGCCAACACCATCTCGCGAAATATTTCAATTAGATAAAAACAAAGCACAACAAACAGTACAAAAAAATGTTAAAACCCTTTTAACACAAAGAATGTTTAACAGTTTAGTTGGTTGTGCAATGTTACTTACAGAATCAGATTTTGTTGCCAACCAAGGCATACAAAGTTTAAACAAAGGAATATACAATGAGTTTCCTACTTTACTACTTAGAGAAGTAGATGAAATAGTAAATTCTCAAGAATATACTTATTTTTATAACCTAATGAAATATTATACTTTTGTAAATTCAGCAAGTTGATTTTTTAAAATATTCAACTCGCTTTGTAAGTCAGCCGCTTTTACCAATGCTCTGTACTTTTGCTCTTGCTCTTCTGCAACAGACTTTTCTAACATTTCAATTCGACTTCTTAGATTATTGCACTCGTTGTTTTTTTCAACAAGCATAACTCTAAGTTCTTCTTCGAGTGTATTGTTAGTATATTTTTTTATAATTGATTCGGTCATTATCTTGCTTGTGAGACAATTTGTTTGATTTGTACTAATTCGGTGATATCTTCAAACCTCTTAGTCCTATAATTGTTTAATTCAACTATAGCATATTTTTTAGTTTTTGTATCATATACACCTACTGCTTTAATAAGACCTGTGTCCGGATCTTTATCTACACATTCTGCAACACGTCTATCTGCAGATTTATTTGGAAGTGTTGACACAATTTTATTGTATGTATCGATGATACGCCTATCGAGTTTACTGTATGACAAAAGGTTTCTCCTTTAGATTTTAGTCATTTCTACTAAGTAGCCTAATGCAAGAAGTTCATCTGTTCTTTGATGTGCTTCTTGCCCCTTATAAATTCTCTTATCAGTAATCCAATTTGCATTGTTTCCTTTAACTGAGAACTTGTCAATATATTTAATTTTATATTGCATAAAGGTACAATAAATGTGGCATTATGATGCCTGTTTGACTTCCTTCATTAGTAATGAACTTTCTGAAGGAAAAACTTCTTTGAATCCCATATCAGCAACTTGAAAAAACTTAGTGCCGTGAATAGTTCTTTCTGCAACAATGTCGCCTACTGAAAGTGAGTGCATATCTCTGTATGTAATTACTTCACCATCTTTACGAGTGATTGTTTTCCATTTGTAATCCAAAACGTGTTTATCAAATACAATATCTTCTTCGGTTTCTTCATCATAGTAATAACCGTTAAGTATCTTAAATACTTCTTCTAGGTCGTTTACTAGATATTCTTCCATTTGACCCCGCATCAATCCTGCATTTTCAGTGACCTTACACACTTTGGTGTAATGTGCAAAATCTTCAGGCTGAAATCCTTCTTTTCTAAAACTCATAGAATTTCTCATATGAGCCTCGTAAATTGGGAATTTTTCTTCAGCACCTTTATGACCCCTGTCATTGCTGTTGACATAGTCTCTTACTTCTTTGTTGATTTTGATTTGATAAATTTCGTAAAACATAAAAACTCCTACCTTTTTAAATTATACATATATTATACTAAATTCTAAGGTATGTGTCAACCCCTACCAAAACATTTCTAACAGTTTTTCTTCTAAACCGTATGCTTCTATTTCCCAGGGTTTCTTTCTGTATGGAGTTTTTGAGTGGTCTTGTCTACACCACGTTTCTGTGCTAGGGTGTAAATCTCCCCTTATAAATTGTTTGGCGTGTACTAATTCGTGTGCTAGGTTAAGTGCTATTTCGTGTGCAGGGAGTTGACGTTTGCCGTGTTTCCTGCATATTTCTATTTCTGCAATCTTTTTATCGCCCCAACATAACCCTAAATGGCCGCCATCGCAATGTGTAACTACACTTATATCCACAGTTACATCACGTCTAATTCTAGGCATAAGATGATGTATTACATCATCAGCAAATTGGGTCAGTCTTTTCTTTTGTTTAACTCTACCTTCAATGTTTAAAATTATCATTATTTTTTATCCATTCGCCTAAAGTTTTTGCTATGTATCTATGTCCTTTTGGACTTGGATGATGCCAAGAATCAGGTTGAGACCATAAGCCTTCGTACCCTTTCTTTTTATCCTCGTGCAACACATTACCACTTAGTGGGTCGTTATTACCAGCCAAACCCAATAAGTTTGTTAATGTAGAATCATTATAGCACCAGAAATTTTCTCTGTCAACAGTAAAATGTCTACTTAAAATGTGTTCTGACGCATTTTCTATGTCTATGTCTTTTGTAACATCTACTAGGGCATTGTTTTGACACACTTTAATACCTTTGCTTTTGCAAACTTCTTGTATTAAAATTATTTGGTCAAGATGTTGCCTAACAATATCTTCTTCATAAAGTAAAGATATTTCTCTACTTGCAGTCAACATAGTTTTTAATCTGCTTGGTAAAGTGAGAATATCAAAATTACTCATTTGATTTATCGATCCCATTGTCCAGTTAGGATCGGCATAATAAAACCTGTGAGGATTACTCCAACTTATAATAACTAAGTCGTCTTTTTTAATATCTGGAAGTATTTTGAAAAAATGATTTACAATTTCTTGATTACCAAATCCACTTACAGCACAACTTTGGGAAGGACAGCCTAATTCTTTTCCTATTATTCCTCCCCAGCCGATTGTGTCTCTTACATACTCTGGATCACCATCTACAATGGTTGTACCATACATAAAACTACACCCAAACCCCCAAATTTTATTAAAGTTCAATGCCATAATCTGTTTTGAATATAGTTTTAAATATATCTTGCCCTGTATTAAAGTTCTCTTTCCATTGAGCAGACTGGTCGGCACCTCCCACAATATCACTAATCCACTTGTATGATGTAAAATGTTTGTTCATATTATGACAAACTTTTGCTAATGCGTATGCCTCCATATCAACACAGTCTACTTCTATAGCAGGTTTTGTTAATTGAAATTGGTCAAACGTCATACAGGTTTTGCCATCTACAAAATCTTCATTGAAATCAAACTGTTGAATATCTTCGTATGGCGTATGCCCTAACGGAACTCCTAAAGGTCTACAATCTATGTCTCCTTGCAAGAATTTAGTACATTTAAGTAACCCTCTAAAGTCAGGATTTATACCTCCAGCACTTCCGTAGTTTACTACGTTTTCTATGTCTGGATTATCGCATAGATATTTCGTGAGTTTCCAGGCGGCATTTACTTTGCCTATACCTGTGTATAATGTGTGTTTGTATTCGATGTCCTCTAATTCGGACTTTAATGCAACTACCAATAATGTGTTCATACTTGTACTTATCTACGACTAAAAAATAGATATTTTTATACAGGAAAATGTGCGTATTAAAACGTGTTATAATTAATTAGATAAATATCAGTATGGCAACATTTAAAGGTTTTAGTACAGTAGATAGAATTGGACCTCCTTTTAATTTAGAAGATTTAGAATTAGTCAAGCAAGACATTTTAAATCAACTTAAAACATCAAAAGGGGAAAGAGTTATGCTACCAGAGTTTGGTAGTATTATACCTGATTTGTTAATGGAGCCTTTAACAGAAGCAACCATTGGTTTTGTTAAAGATGACGTTACAGAAATTGTAAACGCAGACCCCAGAGTAAATTTACTTAATTTAAATGTTTCCGCAATGGACAACACATTAAGATGTGAAATTCATTTGGAATATAAACCAGACCTTACAGAAGATATACTTGTAGCAGAATTTGAAGCAACTACAGGCGTATCACTGAATAGTGGTGGAATTGAATCCACTCAAGGCACAACAACGTATTAGGTAGAGTATGGCGCAGGACATAAGACAAAATAATTTATTCGCCGCAGAAGATTGGCAGACAGCCTATAAGGCATTCACTAACGTAAATTTTAAAGCATACGACTTTAACACAATACGTCAGTCTATGATTACATATATCAGGGAAAACTATCCTGAAAAATTCAATGACTACATAGAAAGTTCAGAATTTATTGCAATTATAGAATTGTTAGCATACCTAAGTCAAAATTTAGCATTTAGGGTAGACCTTAACACCAGAGAAAACTTCTTGTCAACTGCTGAAAGCAGAGAAAGTGTGTTACGTCTGGCAAAAATGTTAGGTTATGCACCTAAACGTAATACAGCAAGTGCCGGCATAATGAAAGTAACAGCAGTACAAACTACTCAAGACGTCACAGACAGTTTTGGCAGAAGTATTGCTAACGAACGTGTTAATTTTGATGATGCATCAGAAAGCGAAAGTTATGATAAATTTATCAGCATAATGAATGCTTCATTAAGTACATACAACAAGTTTACAAAACCAGTTGCCAAAGAAATAATAGGCGGCATAAGTTCAGAATTATATCAAGTTAATAGTATACCAGGAACAAACGTAACATTCCCATTCAGTTTAACATTAAACGGCACAGGTGTTCCATATGAAATGGTAAGTGCAGAGTTCAGCGAATCTAAAGCATTTAAAGAAAAAGCACCAGATCCAGATGCACCATTCCAACTAATTTATAGAAATGACGGCAGAGGTCTATCAGGCAGTAATACTGGATTCTTTTTGATGTTCAAACAAGGAACATTAGAATACCAAGACGCAATTTTTGATAAGCCTATAAAAAATAATCAAGTATCAATAGACCAAACTATGATTAATGAAAGTGATGTTTGGGTACAAGAAATAAACAATGCAGGAGAAGTGTTAAATCAGTGGAATAAAGTTCCTAATCTAATTGGTCAAACATTGTTTTATAACAACTTAGCATTAGATAATAAAAGAGTATATGCAGTAGACAGTGGCTTTGAAGATAATGTTATAGTTAAATTTGCTGACGGTAACTTTGGTGCTATACCAGTCGGTACATTCAGAATGTGGTACAGAAGTAGTGCCGGCACATATCAAACAATTAACCCAACAGATGCAGTTGACAAACAAATTAATATTCCATATACAGATGCAAACGGAAACAATCAAGTATTAACATTGTTCTGCAGTCTACAATATACAGTTTCTAACGGTACTCCTGCTGAAAGCATACAAAGTATCAAACAACGAGCACCACAAGTATACCAATCACAAGATAGAATGGTATCAGCACAAGACTATAATGTTTATCCTTATGCAGTTAATAACAATATATTAAAATTAAAAGCAATTAATAGAACACACTCAGGTCACAGTAGATTTATTGACATAAACGACCCAACAGGCAAGTATCAAAGTGTAACTGTTTATGGTGAAGATGGACTGCTTTACAAAGAAGACGCCAAAGACGTAAACATTATTAATATAGATGGTAGTACAGTTTTATCAGAAGTAGTAGAATCATTAATTACAAGTAAACTGAGCAACAGTCATTTAAAAAACTTTATATATGAAGATTACAGAAATATTCATTTAGCAGACGACAGTTTAATTTTTGATTTAACCAGAAACTACTCTGTGATTAAATGGGTAACACAACCAAATAGAGCAACAAGCACAACAGGTTATTTAACAATAGATACTGGTGGTACTCCAACAGTACTTAAAAACAATCAAGTAGGCGACGTGTATAGACAAATACAAGAAAATGCAAGAATAAAATTCCAAAGTCCTACGGATAGTTCAAAATACAAATGGGTTGTTATAAAAGATATACAGAATAACGGAGGACTAATTACTAGTTCAAGTGCAGGTAAAGGTCCAATCACAATGTCAACATCCTTAGAGAATGGCTGGAGAGCAACAGAATTAGTTGTTAGTGTGCAACCTAACTTAATAGAAAATATCACAACGGCTATTACTACTGAGATAAGTTCAAAAAGAGACTTTGGTTTAGGGTATAATCCTAATCCTTCAGGAGCATCGCAAACACATTTCTTTGTAATCAATAACTCGATTCTACAAAAAGACGCAGAGTATAGTGCTGATTTAAGTACAGGTGCTTGTTGGATTGCCAAGTTCGAATACGAAGAAGGTTCATCAGATGACGACTACTCATTTAAAATGACCACAAGAGGTAAAAAACTTTTGTTTGAAAGTTTTGAAGATGTACAATTTATTGATGCAGATGAAAATTATACAGTTGACCCTGCAACAGGTAATGTTAAAAAAGATGTTATTGAACTGTTAGATAATAACAGTAAGCCAAGTATTGAAGAAACTTACTATTGGGTAGATACTAATGCAGACGGTGTAGGTGATGCTTGGCAATTAAAAGATACAAATAACTATTATACTCCAACAGGAAATAGTCCTGAAATTGTTCTCAAAAACAGAGATGTTAGAGCAAACGAATTAAGTATTAAAATGATTTCTAACTTTGGCTTATTACAAGGTGGCGATGCTAACGTTAGTGTGTCAGACACATACAGTGGTAACGAATTTATAAGTCCTATCACCGTAGAGATGAGTGTTAATAGTCAAACAAATTCAAATGGACAAGCAGTAGTAAAACCTAATTCAGGTAAAATTACAAACTTGCCAAATAGTGTAGAAATACCTTTGAGCAAATTTGCATCAAATGTACAAGGCGGTGCAAACAGCAACATTGCGTATGTGGTTGTAGATAGCACAGGCACAAACACATATAGAGGTAATGTTTCCACAACCAGTTTACAAAGAGCAAATGCACAAATACAAGGCTCAGTTGATGTTACAAGTAACACCACAATTAAAGTTAATGAGTTTGATTCTAAAAGAACATTAGGGTTAGGAAATCAAGACGTACTTAAAGTAAAATATTCAGATACTAGAGAAAGATTAGATGAAAATATTAGATTTGATATTTCAGACAAGTTTACATACGCAGACGGATATATAGATTACAGAAAAATTGAAGTGCTACCGGTCGACACAGACTTTGATGGCGTACCAGATGAACCACTTGCATTCAGTAGATTTGTAGATCCAGACGATTTAGTATTTTTTGAAAATCAAAAAGATTTACAAGGTAACGACTTTATCAGACCTATCAAAACAGGTATATTAGATTACAGAGCAGAAACAAGTGCAATAGTAGATTTCTTAAATGAAAACTTAGCACCAGGTTCAAATGTATTAGACCAAACAGACTTTACACAATTTACATTAATATTAGTACCTACAAAAACTTTTGCTCAAACATATTTAACAAACAACAAAGCAAAATTACACGGCAAGAAAGTGTATGTAGCAGATACAAAAGAATTATTTGACTTACAGATTGAATTCACAGATTCAACTAATGTTATACTAACAGACAGTCAAAGTTATACAGTAAAGAATGGAAGATCTTTCACACAGAATACCAACACTACATACCGCCCAGTAAGTTTTAAATGGGAACACGTTGCTCCTAGTGACATAAGAATAGATCCTAGTATTAGTAATATTGTAGAAATGTTTGTTTTAACAAGAACATATTATTCAGAAGTTTTAAAATATAAAAACTCAACAGAGTTAGGTAAAACTTTCCCACTTGGTCCAACTTCTGAAACATTATCACAAAACTTTAGTGACTTAGAAAAATATAAGAGTATTTCAGACCAAATAATTTATAGAAGCGGAAAGTTCAAAGTGTTATTCGGCACAGAAGCACTTCCAGAATTACAAGCAACATTTAAAGCAATCAAATTGCCAAGTGTTACAATTAGTGATAACGAAATTAAGAGTAGAGTTAAACAAGCAATAGACCAATTCTTTAATATACAGAATTGGGACTTTGGTGAAAGTTTTTACTTTACAGAATTAACAGCATACGTTCACACTCAAACAAATGATGTATTAGGTAGTTTAGTAATTGTACCTAAGGATCCAAGCAGAAGATTTGGAGACTTGTTTGTGGTGAGATGTGAACCAGACGAAATTTTTATGAGTACAGCGACAGTAAGTGATATAAAGATAGTTTCAGACTTTAACCAAGAAACTTTACAGCAGATTGGTTCAGCAGTACAAGGTGCAACAGCAGGAGCAACTGCTGATAACGGACCTTATGCAATTAACGGATACTATCCTTTATATGCAACAGCAGACGCGGCGTCAGAGGCAGGTGATGGCACTAGCCATTCACACACGTTCTTTGGACAAACATTCTATATGCCTAATGGTGTAACTTACTACCACGGCACTTATAATGTAAGCAACGATGGGTTAAATAGTAGTAACACAGGAGGAACCAGTACTAGCAGTGGAGGTTCAAGTGGAAGTAG